GGAACGATCACATCGGATCGCAGGGTTGCCATAGCGGACCTTTAATGAAGGGTTGTTGTGGCCACAAGCCGACAGGGAAAGCACAGCCTTCCGCTTTGGCTATAGCTTACCGCTTTGCCTCTGCTTTCAACTGTGCATAGAGTTCAGGGTTGGTCTTGAAGAGACGACCCTGTTCGGTGAGGTTGAAGTGTTCCTTGCTGAATGGGTTTTTCAGGCCAGCGGGGATACCACCAGTGGAACGGGTGGCAATCGGTGCTCCGGTGCCGACTGGTTTGGCAGCTTGCTTGAACAGGTACGGCCTGCGCTGCTGCAGGTCAGCTACCCACTGGTCGAGAGGGACTTCGGTATAGCCATCCTTAATGACGGGTTCACCGGCCTCGTTGAGGGTGAGCTTGTCGCCTTCCAGACGTAGGACCGCTTCAGGGTCATGGACCTGGTCTGCCAGCTTGGAGACGACACGGGAATCCAGCTTGAGCATTCTGACCTCTTGCTCGAGGGCAGTGATCTGCTCTTGGTACTTGGTTTCCCGATCACGGAACTGCTGCTCGTAGACCTTGAGGGCATCTTCGTATTTGCCCTTGCGTTCGGCTTCGGCTTGTTCAGTCTTGCGCTTGAAGTCGAGCAGTTCCTTGACGTCTACGTCTTCAGGAATGTCACGGACTTTGGCTTTAGCCCGTTTGGCTTCGTCTAGGAGTTCCTTGTTTTTACGGCGAAGGGCCTCGAGTTCAGTGTTGAGAGGGTCAGCAGGTGCATTGGACTCCACAGGAGCCGTTGCTTGATCTTCAGACATGCCCACAGGGCAGAGTTGCTAACTAGCTTGCCGGAGGTGCCTCTAGCGGTTCTCCTGGCTGGTCATCCTGCTCCTGCTGTCCCTGCTGCTGTCCGTTCAGGTTGGCCGACAGCATTGCCTCCTGTTCCTGCATCCGAGCTTCCCGTAGCGCATTGGTCGCTTCGACCTCTGCATCAACGTCAAAGTCATCAACGAAAATCTCCCCATCGGCCAGCTGGATCAGCAACGTCTCAAGCGTGATGCCGCCCAGGCTCCACAACTTGACCAGTTCAGCCATCTGCGCAGGCTCGAGCCGCTGACTCACAAAGTCAGTGTTGACCATGCTGCTGCCAGGGTCACCGATGCCCAAGTAGTCAGCATGGAACTTCAGGCAGTTGTCGATCAGATCCTGCAGCTGCAAAGCTACGTTCATCAGGGCTGAATCGCCTTGGCTGCGGTCAATGGATTTAGCCGTGGCGGTTTCAGCTGCCATCTTCTGCCCGATGATCGCCGCTAGCCCTAGCTGATTGATCTGCTGTTCGATCTTCTCCAGCTGCTGGAAGCGAGCCTGGAAGCTCTGGCCGGCAGGCTCAACAAACTCGACCCGTGCATCCTGCGGCAACGCAATGGCCGACTCGGGCCCTGCGTCGATCTCGTCAAGCTCTGCAGGCACACCGTATAGAAACTGCCGAGGGGTGGCTGAAATATGCAGCAGGTTGGATTGATCACTATCGCAGCGGTAGGCCTTGAGGTTCAGCCAGGCGATCTCCTCCAAAGGCGGAGCCGACTCCAACAGGCCAATGCGATTGACATAGGCCACGGCAAAGGGAATATCAGGCAGGCTGGTCTGACCTTCATCAACCAAGGTCCAGTCGCCACCTTGGCTAGGACGCTTGCGGAACAACCGGAACCGCCCAGGCTCGAGCACCCTGACCTGCTCAACCGTCTCAACACCAAAGTCGCCATAGGGCAGCTCTAGGCGTTCATGCAGCCTGAGCATGGTCAGCTTCTGCGTGCCATCCCGCAGGTCTGCACGCCAGTCAAGAATATCCCGAGGGGTATAGCTAACCCAATACGGACGATCAGTAGTTTGGCCATCTTCGCCACGGCCATAATCAACCAAAACGCCCATGTGGCCGTAACGTATAAGCTGACGGCAAAAGTTATAGGCCCAGACCTGTAGATCGTTTTGCTGTAGGTCTACGTCATACAGGTGCTCGGTTACAACATCAGAAACACCATCAAGCCGGATAGGCTTACGGGTCACCATGCCGGCCAGCATGGCTTCCATTCGCTGGAAGTATGGCGGGCAGATCGAGCTGGCCAGCCTGTTCTTATATGACTCGTCAGCTTCCTTGGGTTCCTGCGGCAGCCATTTGGTGGCTAGGGCCTGCATTTGGAGGGTGCCACCGGAGAGTGCCTCAAGCAACTCCCAACGGGGTTGCATCCGCCTCCAGGCAAGGCCAGGATCCTGAACACGAAGATCAAGGATGCTGGGCGTGGTCAGAAGCTGAACAGGGCCGGTGGTATTAAGCATGTTCTAGCTTTCCGGCTTGAGGACGCGCTTGATGCGAGTGGACACGGTGCCATCAACATCAACGGCAATGACGTGGTGAATCCTGGCTTCACCGTGCTTTGACTTGAGGATGCGCCCTACGGCAGTAACGGTTGGCATGATGCTTGCTAGGGCGAATGATTGAAGTTAGCGGCGATCAACCACGTCCGCGCTTAGCAATCATGCTTTTCAAGCTGCGGTTGGCACCTGCTGCCTTGCGGTTATCAGCAGCAGAGCGGAACGGTGAACTCTTGCGGGCTGCACCACTGAGCTGCTTGTAACGAGCCTTGGCAGCACTTGCTGGTGCCTTATCAGTGCGTGCAGGAGCTTTGCCAGCATTGCCTGCCTTGGACTTGGCATTGGCTGCAGCCTTGATGGCCCCGCTAGTTGCAGCAGCCTGGCCGCTGGACATTTTGCCGCCTTTACCAACAGTGAAGGCCACACCTTTGCCAGATGCAGAGCCACTGCTACGAAGGCCACCAGCACGCTCTTGAGCACCTTTACCACCAGAAAAGCCTTTAGCTTTGAGGCGATCACCAAGGCCAGTGGTGCCCTTAGCTTTCAGCTCAGCTGCTCGGGCAGTATTGGCCTTGCGTGTGGTCGCTGCTTTGTTGCCACCACCACTGCTACCACCACCTCCTGTACCGGAGAAGCGACCGTTTTTATCGCGCTTATAGGAACGGGCCACGGCAGGACGGATCTTTGCCTTTAGCTTTCCGCCAGCAGACCCAGTTAGCGGTTGGCCTCCTGGTCCAGTCGATCAGCCACCGCACGACTCACCAGTTCTGATCGCAACCACCTGGCCACCTCACGGATCGCGGCGCGGGCTTCAGGTTTCCATACCTCCGGTTCATCGTCGGAGCCGCTGGCGCAGATACTCGCCACCCGCTCCACCAGCGAATCGGCGGGGGCTGACGGTGCGACCATTTCCGCGGCGCCACGAAATTGGTTGGCCTCAAGCTGTTCAATGCGGTCGCGGAGTTCGAGGAGGCAGGAGTCATAGCCGCAGTCTTCGACGAACTTCTCAACGTGCTCCCACTGCTCAGGCGTGGCGCGGTGTTGGTCAGTCATTGGGCAGGGCCTCGATGGCGCGGCGGCCCCAGCGGGCGAGGACGGCGCGGGCGTATTCCTGCCAGGCCCAGATGGCACCACCTCCATCAATGTCCGTCCACAGCTCATCCAACTCTGCATCACTCGGCCCTTGCGGCTCGGGCTGGGCCAGGGCGGCTCGGGCTTCCGCGACGTATTGGGTCATTCGATCGGTGGCATCACCGGCATCGGCGTAGCTGTAGCTGTCCCAAGCGGCTACCAGCTCAGCGCACAGCGCCTTCCAGTCAGTGCTCATCACTCCACCTCCTGCTGCTGGGGCTGAGCTACGTGCCCTCCAGCTTTAGCAAACGCAAAAAGATGAAGCCGTGTCAAGATGTCCATGTTGCCTGGTAGTGCAGGTGACCGGGGGCAGGGGGTTGGCGCCCCGCTGCTCCACCTATTGTACCTTCAATAGAGGCGAATACCGCGAACGGGTTTGCCTGCGGTAGCTCGGCCTACCTCGAACAGACGATGCACGAGATAGCCGAGGCCGTCGTTCATGTGGTCGTAGCCGTTTTCCTTGTCAGGTTCGCCCTTTTCCGTCCAGCACTGCAGCTCCAAGCATTCAATCAGCTTCTTGCAGGTTGGGCTGATCCATAGCCGGGTGTCACCGTTTCCGTTCTCCAAGGCTGCTTGGACGCTGGCCACCCGATCCCTGACGGGTGGATTGGCCGAGGGTGCCATGTTGCTGATGTCGTAGCTCTGCAGGATGGCAATGTCAGACCTAGAGCTGTTGGTGGAGCGGTTGCGGCCTGATGCGTCGGGGTATCCAAGGATTCTCGAGTCTGGGAATCGACGGCGGATCTCTTTTCCTAGAGCATCGGTGTCGTGTGCAGCGGCCACCTCATCAAAGATGAATAGTTCACGATCACGGCGAACGGCCATGACTGCGTTGGTATTGCCGACGTTGAAGTCAATACCGACCAGAATGGTCTCATCTGGATGGGGTCTACTGTGATCGTAATCTTTTTGGATTTTCGTAGTGGGATCAATGAGTGGCGGAAGTGGTCGGACGTGGTGAGCACGATTGAAGCGGTCGTAGACCGTGCCCGTCGTCAAGTTGACCCAGAGGCCTTCTAGGTAAGCCTTGAGCAGATTCGGGTCGTAGTTGGCCTTAAGCGTCTCAATGAAGTCAGGCGGCAGATGCGGGTTGTCATAGGTCCGCATCCTGATCAGATGGCGATCCTCCCTAGCCTGTGCTTCCTCGGTGCCGAAGTTTTCGTAGAGCCAGGCATACCCTTCTGGTGTGGATGCTGCCCCAAACTGACGGATGTTGCCTGAGCGAAGGCGGCCAAGGATCTTGGTGAATGCCTTTTGTGCCAAGGGTTTGGAAACGGTGTCAACCTCGTCTGCTAAGCACCATGCCAAGTTCAGGCCGATGAGGCGTGTCCAATTCTCAAAGGACCGGCATAGGATCTTGGTGTCACCACCGGGTAGGTGCAGGACGTATTCAGGGAGAGGTGATGCCCTGAAGGTATAGGGGATATCGTAGGCCTCTAGGAAGGTGTCGAAGTCGTTTTGCCAGATGTCCCGAATGAGGGGGCCGGTGGGCTCAAGGACACAGCCAAGGAACCCTTGGTTCAAGGCTGCGAGGTGAACGGCCTTGGCACAGAGGGCCCTGGTTTTGCCGCTGCCGTAGCCGGCACAGAGGGCAACGATCTTGTGGTCGGTGTCATCAATGAAGGCCTGCTGCTGGGCGTGAAGATCGCCGTAGATGCGGGCCAGGAGGGACGTTGTGTCTTCCTTAGTGGGCTGGGCCATGAAGCCCAAGAGCGGGCCAGGGCTGATGGTGTCCAGCAGGGAAGGCATCAGGGGAGCTGACGCTTGATGAGTGTGCGGACGGTGCCATCTGGAGAGATGGCAATGACGTGGTGAATACGAGGTTCAGAGGCCTTGGGCTTGAGGATGCGACCCACGGCGGTGACGGTTGGTTTGGTCATTTGCGTTTCTTTTTGTAGAACGCTAACGCTCTTTCTTGAGTACGTGCAGCATTGGCAGCCATGCGCCCTGCTGAGTCTTGCCGCCATGCAGCAGGATTGGTGATATTCATGCTTCGACGCTTCTCGACTTGCTTGGCTCGACTCATGCGAAGAGATTGTGCAGAGCGAACACGCTGGGGTTTGGCTGCTGCAGCCTGGCGTTTGGCTTCTGCACTGGCAGCACGTTCGGCCCTGACCTGTGCTTTGGGCTTCATCAAGGCTGCCATTTGAGATGCCCTGACCTCTTTGACAGCACGGGTGATGCTTGCATCCAAGGCACGACCACGACGTCCAGACATGGGAATGTTGACGACCGCCATATCAGGGCGCGTAGCGGCCTTAGCTTGAGAAAGGGAGATTTGGGTTTCCGACAGCCTGCTCTTGATCTCGATCTTCTTCAGCCGGTAAACACCACCGCTAGGGCCAGCCTGTTTGATCTGAGCGTTGACTTCCTTCAGCTGCTTGTTGAGGGAGTCCTTCTGCTTGGTCAAGACAGAGACGCGACCCTTGGCCATCTCAATCTTGTTAGCGGCAAAGGAGCCAGCAGCAGGGGCTTGTGGTGCTGCCTTGCGTGCTGCAATGGCTGCTTGCTGCTTCGCACGGCCCTGGTTGTAGGCAACCCGCTTGTCTTGAGCACGGTCAATCATGGTGATTTCCCGTTGCTTGCGAGTTTTGCCAATGGCACCCTTGGGAACGCTTGACATGCGATCACCGCTTAGAGCGGAGATGTTCTGGGTCTGGCGCTTATTTCCAGCTTCAGTCTTAAGGCGACCACCACGGGCGGTAGCACCAGTGCCTTTGGCTGCAAACCTGCCACGGTTGTCTCTGGCATATTTACGCGCCATGACCCAAACCCTTTGGGTTTAGGTTGCCAAGTCAGCTCATTTCAAAGCGGAGCAGCTTGGCTTGATCTTCAAGAGCTTTAAGGGCAATACTGATTTGATTTTTATCAGATGCGCGACGTTCATATTCTTGAAGTCTGGCAATAGCAGCTGCTAGCCATTGCGGGCGTTCAAGTTCAGCATCAAGCTGCATGAGTTGACGTGCACGGGAGATGTAATTCTCCGCCATGCGTTCACCAACACCGTAGTGTTCCGCAACATAAAGAACAATTTGGTGTCTACTGTATGCTTTCAATAGCAAGTCGTAAACGGTATTAACCCGCTCATCAATCTCCCTGTTAGTCGATTTCTTGGCCATCAGATATGGGGATTATGCGATGGGCTGATCAGGGGTGACGATGCGCCCGTGATGTTTGAGTTGTGCCATGACCCTTACCGCTTCATCGTAAGAGGATGCAGGCACAAGGGTGATACGAGTATAGCCGTTATACGAGTAGACGACGAGGTAATCACCTTCCTTGGACAGGGCTTTGTATGGGAGGTGAAGGCCTGGGATGAAATAGGAGTGTGTGAGGTGGAAAGCGTGATCAGTGGCAGTGGATTCATCGAAGGCATCCAAGCGGATACCAACGAGAAGGCTTGAGCAGTCAGGGTGACTGGCAAGGATGGCAAAGTCGGCCATGACG